TCGACGACGCATGACACGTCTTTGACGTCGAACCCCTTCGCCAGAGCCTCGACGGAGATCAGCACGCGGATCATCGAGTCCGGCTTTCGGAACTCATCGAGCAGCGCCTTGCGCTCCGAGTCCGGCGTCTCGCCGGTGAAAGTCGCCGCCATGACGCCCGCGTTGTTGAACTGCCCGCACAACTGCGCGCAGTAGTCGATCGTCGGGCCAAAGACGATCGTCTTTCGGTTCTCGCCGTGCCGCTGCCACTCCGCCACCACGTCGCCGATGATCTGGCTGCCGCGCTCCTCAGCCGCCTTGTCCGTCCACTCGCCACCGGACGTTGCCGCGCCGCGCATGTCGACCTGAGTGCATGACAGGATCCGCATCGGCACGAGCACGCCCTGCTGAGTGAGATCGTGCATCGTCGCCGCGTTGACCAGATTCGTGAACAACCGGCCCAAGCCGGTCGAAAACGGCGTCGCCGACAGCCCGATGACGTGCGCCCTGCACGTCTGGATGTGATCGACCCATGCCGCGTATTGCGTGTGCGCTTCGTCGATGATGATGACGTCCGCGTCGGGCCACGCGCGCCGAGCAAGCGTCTGGACGCTCGCGATCTGGAACGGGTGGCGCGGGTTGTACAGCGGGTGATTCGACTGAACCACGCCGTGCGCCGACAGCCCATAGCTGAAAGCCACGTCGGATGTCTGATTGATGAGCGTCGTCCGGTCGCACACGAAAATCGCGCGCCGGCCCTTCAAAAGCGCCTCGTGCGCGACGCGCATGCCGAGGTACGTCTTCCCCGAGCCTGTTGGGCTCATGAGCATCTGACACCGATGCCCCGCGCGCGCGCCTTGACGAAGCGCATCGTGCGCCGTGGACTGGAACGCGCGCGGCTCTGGGAACGACGCGCTGCCGTAATGCGGTGCGTCCTGTTCGAAAAGGCTCATCAGAACTCATCCGTCGTGCGGACGCCGCTCGCGCGTTCGAGACGCTTCCATTTGTTCATCCATTTCTTCGCCGCCGCCATCGCCGAGTTTTTCTCGTTAAGCAACCCGTTGATGCGGGACTGGAGGACGCGCGACAGTTCTCGATAACGCTTCGCTTCGGCGAGCGCCGCCTCCAACTTGTCGCCCGCGTCGAGCACGCGCGACATCGATTCGAGGTCGTCCAGCGCGCCTTTCAGGTTCGCTGCCAGTTCGTCAACCTGCGCCTCCAGTTCCTCGATGCGTTCCTGCTCCGGCGTTTTCGCCGGCGGCGCGGGTGGCGTCTTGTTCAGCGCCGCATCGCCCGCCGCTTCGAGCCGCGCCGATACGCGCGCGCCTTCTGCTTCCGCGCGCTCGCGCCACTCACCGACCTCGGCTTCGAATTGCGCCTCAGGCACGGCAGCGAGTTTTTGCGCCCGCGCCGACAGGTCTTTACTGATGCCGACATCGGCCAAAGTAGGTGCGGTCGTTACAGACGACCGCACCTCTTTCGGCGAATGTTGATTAATCCCAGTGCCAGCAGCCCCGGTATTCATCCCGCCTGACGCCTTCTGCTCGGCCAGCATCTCGCCAAGCCGACGCTCCGCGCGGATGCGGATTTCTGCCGCGTCCACTTCGAGCGTCTTGTCTTGCGCCATCAGGCCATACGCCTGCAGGGCCGCCGCTTTGTCCGCCCAATCTTTCACTTCGTCGACAGACTTGCACTCCGCGAGCGCGTTCAAAGCTGCATCGTACTTCACCAATTGCATGTTGTTCATCTCCATACGTTAGTAAGCGATAACTATCACAGTAACACCGCCACCATCGAGCGGTTCACCGTACTCGATCGCAAGTCGCTTGACCTGCTTGTCGTTTTCATATGCCACGCCTTGGAGCGCGTCGAGCGCGCATTTCAGCGCATTGTCGAGATCGAGCACCGTGCCGCTTGCCGTGCCCTTCGCCGTTGTGCGCGGATGCAACTTCATCGATACTTGAACCGGCCCAGTTAGCACCTGCGCGCCAGCTGCTTTCGCGGCCCATGCTGCCGCGCGCTTGAACGCCGCACCTTCCGCCGAGAGGACAGACCGACCGTTGTAAATTCGCCACATCCGATTCGTGCTCGGCGGGTACGGGAGTCGGACGATCATGCCGCCTCGGCCGGTTGCATGGCGTCAAGTTGCTCAAAGTCGAATAGCGATGGCATGCTCATCTGGCTCTCGGCAGCCTTGCAGTACGCTACACCGTCAGCAAAGTAGCTCGGGTTGAGTTCAACCCCGTAGCCCTTGCGGCCCTTGAGCACAGCGCGATACGGCACCGTCATCAGGCCACCGAAAGGGTCAAACACCATGTCGCCAGGGTTCGTCCATTGTTCAATCGCGCGGTCAACAATATCAAACTGGAGCGGGCACAGATGCATTTCCTTACCCTTTGCCGATTGCGTGCTGTTCAGCGTCAGCATGCGCGCTTGCCGCCAGCGACCATCCATTGCACGACCTGCCGCTGATGGGGCTTCAGTATCGGGCTAACCTCGTCCGCCTCACAGTCGAACCCTTCTTTGTCAGCGAGCACGACCTTCGACCGTAAAAACGCATCATACGATTCCATTTCCACCCTCACGGCAGCTTGACGAACGCGATGCCGACGCCGGGCGCCAGCACGTATGCCGTCGTCTCAGGGACGGCGACCGTGCCAGCCGACTGCATGATCGGCTCTTGCGGTATCGGGAACAGATCGGGGCGCACCACTCGCAAATGCAGCACCCGCGCGCGCGGGATGCCGTTGCGCGCCCAGGCGTGAACCGCAGCGGTCGATACGTCGCACAGCTTCGCGACGGCGCGCGCGCCGCCCAGTTCCTTAATGAGTTCCGCGTCTGTCATGTTGTTACCTCGTTTATCTTTCGTAAGATGACGCAACGATACAACACTTTTTGGCCGTGGTCAAAACTGTAGTTGACAACCGACCTAATCCGTGTTGTAGTTGCGCCACCAACACACGGGAGGCTAAACATGAAGATCATCAACCACGACGGCGGCGCGATCATCGGGAAGCGCAGCTACGCAGTCTGGCGGCGCTCCGCGTCGCGACCGGGACAGTACATCGTCCGCATGAACGGCGCACGAGTGTACGCTGTCATGGACGACTTTGGCAACCTTCGCGGGGTGGCGAAATGAGAGACAGCGTCGACATCGACACCGACCGCTATCACGACCGGCTCGACGCGCTCGAACGCATCGGGCGTGAGCGCGACCTCGATGTTGCCGAGCGCACCGCCGAGTTGCTTGCAGAGTGGGAAGGCGCATGGGGTGACTTCTTCGCTGAGCACCAAGACGACGCCGACAACCTGCTCGAAGCGCTGTCGCTCGCCTTCGATCAGCGACCGTGCGATGAGCGCGAGGCAGCGACTCGATACCGCTTGATGCGCAACGCCGCGCGGCGCTTGGCCGAAGAAATCGCCGAATCGGAGTTCCCCGAATGAGACACCTCTTCCACGGCATGCAGCGCCGCAACGCGGCGAACTGGTGGGAGCGCGAGGCGCGCGCAAACCGCACCGACTTCATCGCCGCTGTCATCGCGGCGGCAATCGTCATTCAAGCCGTCGTGCGCGGCATTTTTTGAAAGGAACCACATGAGCACTGCAATCGCAAAACTCGCCGACCGCTTCGGCCTCGGCAACGCCGAAGAGGCGACGAACATCTTGAAGGCCACCGCGTTTAAGGGGCCAGCTTCTGACGCGCAGATGACAGCGCTGTGCGTCGTCGCGCAGCAGTACGGCCTGAACCCGTTTACACGGGAACTGTACGCGTTTCCCGACCGCAACAACGGCATCGTCCCAGTCGTCGGCGTCGATGGCTGGTCGCGCATCATCAATGAAGCGCCGTCGTTCGACGGCATGTCGTTCGAGCAAGACGACGACAAGTGCACATGCACGATCTACCGCAAAGATCGCGCGCATCCGATCTCCGTCACTGAGTACATGGACGAATGTCGCCGCGACACGCAGCCGTGGAAGTCTCACCCGCGCCGGATGCTTCGGCACAAAGCGATGATTCAATGCGCCCGCATCGCTTTCGGATTCGTCGGCATCTTCGATCAAGACGAAGCAGAGCGCATCGTCGAAAAGCCGGTCGAGGTTGTTGTCGTTGACGCAAAGCCGCTTCCGCCCGAACTTGAAGCGTCGGCGCGCGAAGCGGCAGCGAAGGGGCTCGAATCGTATGCCGCGTTCTTCAAAGCGCTTGGCCGTGATGATCGCCTGTTGCTCCAGACGATTCACGAACAGTTGAAAGCGGACGCGGCGAATGTCCCATCTGACGTTTGAACAGGGCACCGACGCTTGGCGCAGCGCGCGCGCAGGCCGCGCTACCGCATCGCGGTTCGCTGACGTCATGGCGACCGTGAAGTCTGGCGAGGCAGCCGATCGGCGCAACTATCGCGCACAGCTCGTGTGCGAGGCGCTGACCGGAAAGCCGATGGACGCGTTCGCCACGCCCGCAATGCGAACCGGAATCGAACGCGAGCCGATCGCGCGTGCGCGGTACGAAGCGGAAACGGGCGTCATCGTCGAGCGTTGCGGCTTTTTCACCATCGACGGCGTGCGAGCAGGCGCGTCGCCGGACGGACTGATCGGCGTCGACGGCGTGCTCGAAATCAAGTGCCCGAACGCAGCCACGCACATCGACTACCTTCGTCTGCCAGCCGGAAAGCCGCCGCGCGCCTACGTCTGGCAGATCCAAGGCGAGATGCTTGCGACTGGCCGCGCGTGGTGCGACTTCGTGTCGTATCACCCTGATTTCCCCGAGCCGCTGCAACTCACGATTCGCCGCGTGCTGCGCGACGATGACGCGATTGCGAGGCTCGTTGACGAACTGAAGCGCTTCATCGCTGACGTGGATGCAGAGGTCAGCGAGTTGCAGGCGCTGGCAACATCGATCTGAACGCCTGAATTAAGCCGCGCCGGTATGACGCCACGGCGCAGCGATACACCGACCCGGCGTCGGCTTGAATGAATTGTTATGCCGCGCACTTTGAACTAAGGACTGACATGCTTGAACTCGACAAGATCCACTGTGGCGACAACTGCGACCTTATGGCGAAGATGCCGCGAGAGTCCGTTGACCTTGTTGTGACCAGCCCGCCGTATGACGATTTGCGGACGTATGGCGGTCACTCATGGGACTTCTTTGGCGTGGCATGGCACTTGAAGCGCCTGCTAAAGCCGGGTGGTGTGATTGTGTGGGTTGTGGCTGACGCGACGAATGATGGCAGCGAAACCGGCAGTAGTATGGAGCAGGCGCTGCACTTCAAACGGCTTGGCCTGAATCTGCACGACACGATGATTTACCAAGTTGCTGGAACTGGCGCGAAGGGAAGCAACCTCGCCTACTGGCAGGAATGGGAATACTGCTTTGTTCTGGCGAAGGGAAGGCCGCGAGTAGTGAACAGGCTTGCCGATTCCGTGAATGTCCGGGCAGGCGCTGTATGCACGAAAGGGCGACTGGCCGCAGACGGTAGCGAAAAGGACTCAAAGGTGCGGACAGTCAAGGAGTTTGGCGTGCGTGGGAATGTTTGGCGCTACCAAGCCGGGAACAATGGCGACGACAATCAAGGCCACCCCGCAGTGTTCCCATTCGCTCTTGCCCGCGACCACATTTCAACGTGGAGCAACCCAGTCGACTTGGTGCTTGACCCGTTCAGCGGCAGCGGCACAACCGCGAAGGCCGCGAAGGCACTTGGCCGCAGATACGTTGGCCTAGAGGTCAACCCCGATTACTGCGCGATAGCCGAACAGCGGCTTGCACAGCACGTGCTGGCGCTAGACCAAAGCGCGGCCTAACGCCTGAATTAAGCCGCGCCGCGAAGCGGCGTCGGCTTGAATGAACTGTTAGCGGGCAAGCCCGCAGGAGACGACGATGAAAACCTACTACAGCACCGACGACGAAAACTACAGTCACGAGACTGTTGGCGATGCGCTGGATGCACTGGACAGCGATGGGCGTCTTGCAGCAGGGACGAGCTATTGGGCAGCCGACTTCTTGCCGATGGAGCCACAACAAGCACTAGACGCTGCGCAGGTATTGGAACTTGCCGACGAGCGCGGGTACGACATGATCGGCGAGGCATGGGGCAACCCGTTTACTGTGTCGCGTGACGCGCAGGTCGAATTGCAGACGCTGCTGGATACATGGGCGGAAAAGCATGTGGACGTGAGTATTTACCACACGATGGTTGGCAAGCCACGACATCTGGTCGTGACAGAAGCCGACTTGCCCGCTAACGCCTGAGTTAAGCCGGCCCGCTGCCGGCGCATTACACCCACCACGAGACCGCGAAGCGGGCTCGGCTTGAACGAATTGTTATGCCTCCCTGCGATGAGACGATGATGCGAATTGAACAGATAGGCAATGCAACCCTTTACCTTGGCAACTGCCGGGAGATTTTGCCCACGTTGCCAAAAGTAGATGCGGTCATTACCGATCCGCCCTACGCAGATCGCACGCACAAGATGGCAAAGACGAACAAGGGCGCAGGCCACGGAAAGACGCTTGTGACCTTTGCCGCGTTGAGCGATGAGGACTTTGCGGCATGTCTGCGCGAGTGGCTTGCCGCCGCGACCGGCTGGTGTGTCGCAACCTGCGATTACCGGCACGCGCGGCTGGCGTTCGACATGCCGGAGTTTGTAAGGCTTGGCGCATGGGTCAAGCCAAACCCGATGCCGCAGATCAGCGCAGACCGGCCAGGGCAAGGGTTTGAAACCGTCCTGATTCTCCACGCTGGCGAGAAAAAGAAAGCGTGGAACAGGGGGGGCGGCAGCGGTGTTTGGACTATCCCGACAGTTGGAACTGCGGAGGTCTCAACGCAGAAGCCGGTGGCATTGCTGCGCGCATTCGTTTCCGACTTCACCAGCTACGGCGAAGTAGTGGCAGATCCATTCATGGGCAGCGGCACGACTGGGGTGGCCTGCATGGAGCTTGGCCGGCGGTTTGTTGGAATAGAGCGAGACCCGGAAAGGTTTGACATTGCGTGCCGGCGCATAGAGGACTCGCAGCGACAGGCGAGGATGTTTGGCTGAGGCATAACGCCTGAATTAAGCCGCGTGGCGAAGCCACGTCGGCTTGAATGAATTGTTATGCCGCACTACCGGAGAACGACATGGAACAAGGCTACTACAGCGTGATTGCAACCCCGCGCGAAGCGCTCTACGAAGCGGGCTGCGCGCTCGACAACCAGGACGTGCCGCTTGAGGACTGGCCGGTGAAGCTGATTGCGGCCTTGGCACGCGCAGGCTTTGCGGTTGTCCCGGTTGAACTGCCGCATGACGTTCTTGGCCGGGCAGCGATCGCCGGAGTTGCAGATACAGGGAACCCGAAGCACGCATGGGATTTCCTGATTGCCGCCACCCGTGCGGCATAACGAGAGGACTGAAATGACCACCTACACCATCACCCTGACCGATCGGCAAGCGGCAACCCTGAGCGAAGCCTGTGAACTGCTGGCACGATTGGGCGTGGGTCAAATCACCACTCTCATCGATTACATACCGTCTGACACGTGGCGTCGCAGCGACATCGTCCGAAAAGTAGAAACCTTTGCAGCGGAAATCACACCGTCGCTTGATTGCGAAGTCAACGAATTCTCATCGCCATATCGTAAGCGGCAACGCGATACATCGAATATCGCTTGGGACATCCACCAAGTTCTGCGCCATCGCCGAGCGTGGGACGAAGCGATCAGAACCGGCATGATCAAAGACGGCGAACCGCGCACACCGGCGATGTTCGGCGTGCAGTACAACGAACCGCACCAAATGGGCAGCGAGCCGTTGGCGCGGATTGTGAGGGATGGAGAGAAATGAATACTGAAGCGAAACAAGCAACCGAGCGGGAACACGCCGCCGCGCCGTGACTTTCATGGCGGCACTTTTGAAGGAGAGATGAAATGAGCAACTACGAATACCACCCATCGAAGACGCATCGGTACTTCGTCGCCGACCCCGGCAATAGCGATACCTACTTCTTCGAAACCGAGGCCGAGCGCGACGCTTTCGCCGCTGATCTCATTAAAGACTGCCTCGATGTCGACGGCTGGTATGAGTCCGTCGAGGACATCTACGTCGGCGAGGTTACGCACCTCACCGCTCGAACGAACGTCACGCATCGTCCGAGCAGCAAGGAGCCTGATGAAAGCGTCGCGGACAAGGGTGGCCAGACCCGGATTGCGACTATACGTGCAGCTACGAACTGCGCCCGCTTAACGTAAAGGGAGAAACGAAATGACTTAACGTAAAGGGAGAAACGAAATGAAACAGCAACTGATCCAAATATCGCGCGCCAAGCGCCCTGAAAGCTGCTCGCACATCCCGCGAGCAAGCATCACGCGCAGCGTGCCCTATGCCGAATCCGAGCGAGGCAGCTACTGCCACCGCGTCCGCACGGCCACCGTCTACACGGTATGCGGCAAATCACACATCGCCGTCAATTGCTGGTGCGGCATGACGATCTTTGCGGCACCACGTCGCGGCAGCTTCGTCGCTCAACCGTCGCACGGGCGCCCGCTTTGCGCTACTTGCGAAGGCAGGGCAATCGGCGCGGGAACCGACGCCGACCACAAGATCAACGGGCGCATCGTGCGCTATGCGCCGAGGGCATGAAGAAGCCATGAACCGCGCCCAACGCCGAGCCGCGAAATTCAAACACGCCGCCCGCTACGACGCCTTCGCGCCGCTGCGCACCATCGAGCGCGCGAACTG